CAGCATCAGAATGCGAGTCTCAGGCCATGATTGCAGCGCGTCCTTGCACAGTGCCGCAATGATGTGGCTCTTGCCTGACCCTGTGGGCAGGACTAAGCAGGGGTTACCCTCGTTGCCTTCGCCAAACCATGTGTATAGCTGGTTGATAGTTCGTTGTTGGTATTCACGGAGCATGGTGTTTGTTAAATAATTTGTTAATTACAAAGCCCCACATTGCACCACCGGCAACCTTTGCTAAAAACTGCGCCAAAACAATTTGCGGCATCAGCGCACCAAACGCAATTGTCGGAAACAACAAAGAGTCCACCGCAGCACTGACTACATTTGACTTTGTAGAACGTTCAAACCATGTTCCTGATGCTTTAATGAAAACACCCCAATCAACTACTGCTGCTGCTGTAAAAGACACTGCTGACGCTATTGCAATCATTCCTGCGGCTGGATTAAGAGCGTAAGTCAATGCACCAGAAGCCGCAATTAACGAACCCATCTGATGTGGTTTTAGTCGCTCATGAAGAAAATCTCGCAAAGCAAGATCGAGTCCAATGAACAGAAACGCATTTATTGGACTAACCCACGGCCCCCATTGAACAATTGAAAGATTTGCAAGGGTCATTGCTGCTGCATAAAGTGCGATTAAAAAAGGCATAAAGAATCCTGTTTAGGTTGAGTTGTCCAATGGGCTGCTGAATTATGTGCTTCTATCCGAGCCGCAAGAGTAACGGCCCTCCAATCCTTATCTGGCGGCATAAATGTGCCTTTCCAAGCAGAATCAATACCAATATTTCGTCCAACACTTGTGGAGTCGGCAGAATGAAACGGTATTCTTGTAAAAACATCAGGATTCAGCATACGCAGACCGTGAAGTTTTGTAATTGGGAAGCCATTTTTGTCTATGATTTTTGATAACGCTTCATTCATGCGATTCCACCAATTAGAAGAACCAACAACAGCGTATTCGCCTGATGACCCAATGCAAACCCTTGGAAAAGTTCTTGCAAGCCATTGCAATCTGACCGTTGATTCATGCATATGCCATACAGGTGCAGCCATATGACTTGGAAGTGGACAAGAACGAACCAAGGCATCATTTGCTTTTTCATCTCCATCAATCACATCAGGAATGACAAAAAAGTCAAAGCCTGGTCGATTCATATGGCTTGCAATCCATTCATAGAACGGCATCCAATCTGTAATTTGTTTGCCGCCCATCCATGCAGAGAATGCACCATTGTCCAATGCAAACGATTGGCAGACTTCAATGGCAATGGGCAGTTGATCTGGATGGGCAAACGACACAAAAGAATGCCGCCCCGCAAGGACTTTGGCGGCAGCTGTTGCTGGCGTTATAGGTGAGCCGTGATAGTGAATCATCCCACCACCCTCGCATCAAAATCAGACCTGATTTTATTTACAGTAGGGTCACTGCAAGCCGCAGCATTGGCCAGTAGCTCCTTGCTGGTGTAAACGCCCTCGCCTGGCTCCCCATTAGCCAGGCCTAAGCCGTCAATCTCATAGACGGCCACCCAGTCGGTGGGGCTTTCCAAGCGCTTCCACGGCACCAGGTCAGGGTGCAGGACGTGGGACTCGCAGCCCTTGTACTGAGACTCGGTGGGGATGATGTCGTCCCATTTGGCGCAGTGCCAGGTTGAATCGCTCAATGGCGTTGCGTTGGCGCAGGTACGGCAGTTGACCTGCTTTGTGGTCTTGCTGCCGTGGCAGAAATCATGCCCCGCGCACATCTTGCACTCGAACCACGTTGGGTCGGTGCTGATAGGTGGCGGCAGGCGGTCGGTTAGGGTAAGACGCTGGCCTTTGGCGATAGCCTTCTCGGCATGGTCGCGGTCATACTCCAGACGCTCGGTGTAAAGCCTGTCATCATCCTTACAGACCGCAATGTAAAGCGCACGTTTTAGATCGGTGCCGTGCATGTACACCTGGCACTGGGTGAAGTGCATGGGTTTACTCTTGGCTACGCCATGCTTCTCTAGGTCGTTAAACGACTTGAGACTGTGGGTTTTGAATTCCAACACATGCTCAGTTTTTATCGCACCGGGTACGCCTTTGCCAATACCGTCCAAACTCCCCGAAACATGGCTACCAAAGTCCACCCGGCGCTGGGTGCCTGATACGGTCATGCCAATGGAGCGCAAGTCACTGATGATGGTAGCCTCTTCATTGAAGCCACGCCGAAACAGGCGCAGGATACGGCCCTTGAATGGTTCTTGCACAGCCCATCGGAAACTTAGCCACAGCCAGCGCTCACAGTGGTGGCCCAGCATCGAGCAGCCAAGATGCGCCCGTGGCCTCTCTAGCCGCGCCTCATGTGCTTGGTCGATTAACGAAGTTATGGTAATCTCTGGTTCAGGTATTTTCACGTTGTTTTCTCCTTGTGTGTCTCTTGACCCCGCCGTCACAAGCGGGGTCTTTTTTTGCTTACTTCTTAGCCCAAGGTGGCGCAGCCTTAGTAGGTGTAGCGCTAGGCGCTACAGCCTTGAACAGCGCTACAGTTCCTGGTTGGGGACCGCCCAAAGCCCGAAATGCTTTAATCTCATTACCGGCGTAATCACCAGTACGCACAGACAACTTGATGCCAAGATTGCCGCCGATCAGTTGGTCGGTATCGGTCACTTTAGCCAAGCCAATGGCACGCATGATCTCGCCAAGCTGCTGGCGTCCGATCTCCTCGGCTTTGGTGCTGGCGTTTTTAATGTTCAGGTTGCCAAACACCACGCGCCCTTGGTGGGTCGGGCCGGTGACGGCGTACTTTACGGCAATGTACTTGCCGTCACCTGCTTTGGTGGGCTTGATCTCAGCACCAGTAATGGTGGAGTTGTACCAGCCCTCGGGCAGGGGTTCAAAGTTGTTGTTACCAACGGGCAGCGTGTCTACGCTGAATTCTTCGTCTAAAAAAGCCATGATTAATCCTTAGTAATGGTAAAAGTAGGACGTCCAGGGGTGGACGTGATAGCACCAAGCAACGGTTGGGTTACGGCGTCGGCAGCCGCACCCCATGCCTTTGCATTGATTTCGGGTTTCCAGCGAAAGAGGCTGGACAGGTGTTCAGACAGACCGGCTTCGGCGGCAAGCAATTGCAGTTTCTCAGCGTCAATCTTTTGGTTAATACGACCTTCAATCTTGACGGTAAAACCCTCAAGTTCTTTTTTGACAGTGCCATCCAAATTTTTAGGTAAAGCAAACTGCAAAGCCATCTGATCTTCCAACTCGCGGCGATCAGCAACGGCCTTAGTTTCAACTTTTTTGGCGTCTAGCCAGCGTTGGTATAGGCTCATGCTGTCACCTCAAATTCAGCGTTTAAAGATTTCATCACGCGGTCAAGTACCACGCGGCCATGTACACAGTCCAACTTGCGGTCAAATTGTTTTGCGGTTAATTGCACTTCATCGGCCAGTTGGTAAAGGGTAAGAAAAGCAGTCTGAATGGCAACCAGATCGGCAAGTTTGATGGAGGGATCGCTCATGCTGCACCGCCAATCTTGGCAATGATCTCGCCCAGGTCAGGGGCTTCCCATGTTCCCAGCTTGCCGCTACGGTCTTTGGCAAGCCACAGGCCATCGGAGTCGCACATCAGAGCGCGTTGAGTGAAGCCCTCGGCGTCCTTCTCAACTCGCAGCGCCAGCACTTCATCAAAGAAATAAGGTAACGCTTGGCCGGTTTTATTGCCGGGCATACTAGGCGAATACAGTACCCGGCCCATCTCATCTTGCGTCTTCTCTAGCTTGGCGGTCATCAAAACGTGACGCCCTGGGATGTCGCGGAATGCCCGAATGATGTCAGCCATTTGCTCTTGCATAGCGCCGTAGGCAGCCCGTGGGTCTTTGTTGATTTTCTTCTCATGGTTAAGGCAGACTTCAGCAATCTCAGAGATCGAATCAAGGGCTACGCTCTTGTACTCGGACTCCAGCACCCAACTGTAAGCCTCGCGCAAGTCTTCCATACTTGTAATTTCCAAGTAAGGTAGGTCAGCGTCTTGAATGGACAATAGTCCACCCTCGGCAGACAATACAACTGGGCTTGGCAATGTCTTAATCAGACTTGTCTTACCCGCACCGGCTGGCCCGTAGACCAACAACTTAACACCGTTGGCTGTCAGGCCGCTAGTGCGCTTTAACGATATAGCCATGTGGCTCTCCTTGTGTTTGCGCTTCCGTCTGGACTCAGTTCGAAGCGTGGATAGATCATAGCATAGTTCTGTGCTACAGTGTCAACAACTTTTTAACAACAAGTGAAAAATAAATGTCAGACCTCGCAAGTATCCTCGGTGGCCCTTGGTCGCCACCAGCACAAAAACACATTAATTCACCAGAGGATCAGCTAAAAGACGCCATGCTTGGCGCAGGTTTGAAGCCACCGGAAATGGTCTACTTAGACGGCAAAGTTCACCGCTTTAATAGTGGCACCAAAGGGGAAAAGGGGCACGACAAGCCTGGTTGGTACATAGCCTTTAATGATGGCGTACCGGCAGGACGCTTTGGCTGCTGGCGCTCGGGTGTAGAGCTTACTTGGAAGGCAGAGATTGGGCGCAGCCTGACGCCTGTAGAAGAGATGGCGCAGTCTCGTAGGCTATCGGAGGCCAAGACACAACGCGATGCGGAGCAGGCCAAGACCCGCGAAGTGGCCGCGCAGACGGTGGAGATCATTTGGTCAGAAGGTAGCGCAGCCAGCCCAGAACACCCTTATTTGGCTAAGAAAAAGATTGCACCACACGGCGCAAGGGTAACGGGTGATGGGCGCTTGATGGTGCCTTTGTACAACGAATACGGGGAACTCTCCAGCATCCAATACATTGCCGGTGACGGTGACAAGAAGTATCACCCAGGTGGCGCTACCGGCTCCATGTTTTGGCTGCTCGGCAGCATGGATGACGTCGACACGCTCTACATTGCCGAGGGATTTGCCACAGCAGCCACCATTGCAGAAGTAACCGGCAAGCCCTGCGCCGTAGCCTACAGCGCCAGCAACTTGGTGCCTATTAGCGGCATCCTCAAAGAATCACATCCCATGCTTGACATTTGCATCGTTGCCGACAATGACGCCAGTGGCGTAGGCCAACGCTACGCCGAGCAGGCCAGTGCAAAGTATGGGGTTCGTATGACAATGCCGCCGGTTCTGGGTGACGCCAATGACTACGTTCAGGAGGGGCATGACCTAGCCCTGCTTTTAAAGCCATTGGTGGCTACAGACTACCTAGTTCATGCCGATGGGTTTTCAGAGCAGCCAGCGCCCATCTCGTGGCTGGTGAAGCACTGGATACAAGACCAAGCCTTAGTGATGGTGCATGGCCCAAGCGGTGGCGGCAAGACCTTTGTTACCTTGGACTGGATGCTGCACATTGCTAGTGGTAAGACAAGCTGGTTTGGACATAAGGTCAGACCCGGCAACATGGTGTATTTGGCAGGTGAAGGCCACCACGGCTTGCGAAGTAGGATAGCAGCTTGGAAGCACCACAACAAAGTCAGCGTCCTCAATATGTGGGTCAGCAAGTCAGGGCTAGACCTCAACACTACCGAGGGCTACTTGAAAGTGCTGGAAGCAGTCAGGGCGCTCAAGATCAAGCCAAGCGTCATTACCGTGGACACCCTGCACCGCTTTATGGCCGGTGACGAGAACAGCGCACAGGACGCCAAAACCATGCTAGATGCCTGCGCTGCGCTCATGCAAGAGTTTGAATGCACCGTGATTCTGGTTCACCATACCGGCGTGTCAGATGAAGCACAGCACCGTGCCCGAGGCTCGAGCGCATGGCGCGGCGCATTGGACATTGAGATCAGCATTGTCCCAAGCAAGCCAGGCAAACCAATGGAGATCGTACAGCGCAAAAGCAAAGATGCTGAGATGGCGCAAACCGTGTTTGTTGAACTTGAATCGGTGGCGATACCTGGTTGGTTGGATGAGGACGGAGATCAGGTCACTAGCGCGGTGGTGGTCAAAGGCGAAGCACCAGAAGGCGAAAGCAAGGGCGATGTTCTTGGATTCTCATCGTTTGAACGCGCATGGTTTGCTACTGGCGCAGAAGATCGAGGCGGCGCACCGTACCTTACCCGCAGCGCATTCTTTGAATGGGCAAGCGCTAATGGCCTTGGCTCTAAGAACAATAAATACACTCGACTGGCAAATTACATTTCATCAGACACCAAGAAGGGCAAATACATTGAGCCATTGCTTGATGCTGGATTGATTAAAGACCATGAGAACGGTTGGATTGTGATTGCCGCAGGTCAGCGCGATGGAATGATGTTCAAGAAAAACAGTTGACAATCTAAGAACTGTGATAAACTTTAGAACATGAACAAACTAGCACAACTCAAAGCCAAGCTAAGAACCGCGCAAGCGGAACTTGCCATTCGCACTCGGACGCAAAACAGCGCGTCGCGGGCCTATAACAAAGTGACCACAAGGATTGCTGAACTGGAGAAAAAAATTGTTGACCTGGCGCAAATTTCAAAGTGAACTGCCGAATTACAGCGAAACTGATTTGTTGGTCTTGCTGCAAGAAGAACGCACAAAGTACAAGCGCGTGTCCATGCTAGAGCGCATCCACCAACGCTACTGCACCCTCAGAGCCAATCGGGAAAGGTTGGAGATTTTGAAGGAAGGAAAAAGGCCGTGACCTCGCAAGAAATTTATGAGGCAGGGTACGCACTCCCTATCTATAACATTTCCCGCACTGAGCGATGGTGGCGTTACAAAGACAAGGTGTTTTCAACACCAATAGATGTAAAAACAAAAGAAATACAGGGATTAAAAGTTCTTGAGGAGAAACAATATGATATGCAATCAAAATTGTGACCAAGGCCGTACTTGCAATTGCGGTCTAAAACAACGTAATCTTTTTTTAGACGTCATGGAAGGGTTTGTCACCCTGTCCGCACTTGTCGGCATTGTTGCCAACATTTGCTTTGCATTTGGCTTTTACTGGTATCGCACATGAAAGGACAATGGCCCGAACGCATTCGCGCAATCCTGCGTGACGAAGAGGATGGCTGCATTGTTGCCGAACTTGCCGACCGCTTGGATGCGCCAAAAAAATCTATTGCATCTGCACTAGAGCGTATGCCTGACACCTACATAGACAGTTGGACTGAAGCAGGCCAAGGCCGACCTTACGAAGCCATCTGGTGCGTAGTTGTTACGCCAGAGAACTGCCCCCAACCTACTAGGAGAATTAAATGAAAGAAGCATTGAAGCTGGCGCTTGAGGCGTTGACGTATATCCATGCGGAAACGAGCACAGAAGAAGATGTGCTTATTGACAAAGCCATCATTGCCATCAAAGAAGCCTTAGCACAACCAGCGCAGGGGTGGAAGTTGCGTGAGGTGTACTTTGATGAGCATGGAGAGCCGACCATGCACAAGGAGCCAGCGCAGGAGCCTGTGGTTGACTGCCCCCGCTGCGGTCATGTCTGTTCACAGCGCCAATGGGTAGGACTTACAGCAAAACAAATCGCGTCCATACCTTTGAATGAACACACGCTACAGACAGCAGAAAGACTATTTAAGGACAATAACGCATGACACAAAAAACATTTATCCAAATCGAAAGTAGAAAAGTTGAAAATTGGTTGAGAACGCTACAACATTGTCGTAACAATCTTTTCCTCAAAGATTGGGTGGAACACATCGACGATTCCATGACCGCCATCAAAGAAGCCTTGGCACAGCCACCCCTGCCAGCGCAGGAATGCCCGAACTTGGAAGACTGCAAAGGCTTTTGCTTTCAGTGCGAGTATTTCAATGCAGAGACAGGCATGACGGAATACCCCGCAGCACAGCCAGCGCAGGAGCCGGTGGACAATGATTTTTTTAAATCTCTTGCAAACAAAAAACAAAGCCCAGATCAGCGCCCGTGGGTAGGGCTAACGGATGAGGAAGCGCAATGGCTTTATGACAACTGCCGAACACCTAGTAATTTGATTGATATGGTAGAAGCCAGACTCAAGGAGAAGAACACATGACTGAGCAATATCTAGCAGGCGGCTCAGAGTTTTTGTACCCAAAAGCAGGCGATCCACGGCCACCAATGACAACTAAAATCCTGCTGCTTACACAAGGTGGTGTTTGCATACCAGGATTTTGGAATGACCACTGGTGCCTTGGGTGGCTACCCCTACCTCGGCGCAACATTGAAAAAGAAGACTATGAGCGACCTGCCTAACTTTGCAGCCTGGAGCAATGAGAACTTGGCTAATTTTGCCAAGGATGCTTACTTGCGTATGCAGGCCCAGCAAAACGCCATTGAGCAGCTTCAGGGCGACTTTAAAGACGCTATGGCCGAGTTACGCAAGCATACTGGCAACGGATTGAACATGGGCTACCCGGTTGCCCCAACCCTTGCCAAAGGTGGGCCACGTCGGTAGAGACTCAAGGAACTGAAGTCGCTTGTCGTTGTAATGGGCGATTAAGTTTGTCGGTGTGAAGTCGGCTATGGCTGCCAAAGTTTTGGGGCCAATAGCACCATCGGCAGGCATCCCAGCAACTTCTTGTAGCCATTTGACGGCGCGACCTGGGCCGCTGTTGATGGCAGCATCAAACACAGCGTAGTCCAACCCAGATGGCAGTTGGTCGCCAGCCACCTTGTCCCAATACTTGCGCTTGTACAGCGGGGTCACGTCAGCGGGTATTAAAGCACGCATATCGGCCTCGGACACCGGGTGGCCCACAAACTCTTCCCACACGGCCTTGGTGCAGCCTAGGTTGGTCATGCCGCCTGGGTCTTTTAAATTATTTACAAAGCCACCCTCAGAAGCCAACACACGGGCTAGGCAGTCTTCAAAGTTTGATTTCATTGTGCTGCTACACCTTTGATCTTCTCCACCGTGCGAAGTGCGCCTAAGCCAAGCATTCCCATCAGCACTGGCAACATTTCAGACAAGTTGGCTGGGGACAGGGGCATTTCAACTTGGTAAACCCTGAGCGCCATTGCAACAACAGGCAGGCCGACCCAGTTCCAAGCGCAAGCCGCACCACAGACCCAGCCGATAAAGGGGCGCCAGCCGGAGACAAAGACTGAGGGGTTTGCCGCCTCCACTTTGTTGGTGTCAATCTGTCCTTGAACAACCATTACAGCAGCCGCAAGTTGTTGCTTCTCAGCCTCTGACTTATCAGGCCATATCTTGTTGATAGCCGTGTTGATTAGTCCGGCGACTTCGTTCATTTGTCCAACTTGCCGTCCAACTTGTCAAAAATCTTTCCCAGCATGGTCTTGATCTCGCTCATGTCTTGCCGATAGTCATCACGCCCAACGTATGCCCTAGGCAAGTCCTCGCGCAGCTTAGACAAGTCAGCCTTCAACTCTTTGACCGCTGACCAGAGTTCACGGGCAAACCAACCAATACCAGTCATTACGGTGCCAAGAGCAAGGTCTATAAGTTGTTGGTTGTCCATAAGATTATTGACCGATCAGTGCGTTAGTGGCTTGTCCTACAGCAGAAGGATTTGCATAGGTTTGAAGTATTCTAGCGGCTTCTTTGCTCGTAGTTCCTATGCCCAATTGTTTAGCTTGCGCTTTACCAACAGCAGTAGCAGCCGTTGCAGAATTAGAAAGCTCGGTGGCAATTTCAACAGCAAGTTTTTTGTCAATTCGACCCTCTAAACGTCCCAATATTGCGTTGGCTATAGACCATACTTTGTTTAATGGAAACATGTGTGGCGTTGTTTCTTCACGAAATAATTTAAGTGCTGAATTTTTACTTAATTTACCTTGTGCGGCCAAGGTTTCAAATGTTTCACCTTGCGCCAATTTTGTTTGAATGTCTTTAACTGTTGCCTGCACTTCAGGCAAACCTTGAGTCAAATTATTAAGATTTTTCTGTGTAGTCATGGCATTGATTGGAACTTTTACACCCAATTTGTTGCCAGTCTGTTCAATAATTTGCAACAATTCTGCTGCATCTTTGGCAGCATTAAACGTGGCTTTAGCGGTTTTTGGATCATTCGCGTTAAGCACCCGCATGATTCCCTGCTCGTTGTCAATAAGATGTTTTAACGGGTCAGGTGCTTTACCAGCGTCTTGCATAACTCCACGAGCTAACGATGACTTGGCTGGCGCATCCATGCGAGTCAATGCCTGACTTGCTGTTTCTGGATTGTTAACAATAGCCTCACGCAGTTTATCGGTTTGTTTAAAGCCCAACGTAGTTGATGCCAAGTTAAGAGCTTCATCCTCTGCTTTAAATGCTTCTGCAACTTTGTTTGGAATGGCTTTACCCTGTGCTGCTAATGTTTCTTCAGCAGCGGTAATACCTTTGACTTGACCGCCAATCTGATTTAATCGCGTAGACATACCCAAGCCTGCGCTATCTAATGCACCAAGTTGCTTGGCATTGTCAAACATGAACTTGGCGTGTGCTTCAGGTGTAGCAGCTTTGGCTCCAGCAAGAACCTGTTGACGATACAAATCTTCCACACCTGTTTTCAGGTTCTGCATTGCTGCTGGGTCTTGCTTAAATATCTTTAAAAATTGCAGCGTACTTCCCTCATCAGCCATTGCCTTGCTGACAATATCGCCAGGCCGCAGCATAGGTTCGTTAAGCGTGCTTGTGCGGGTCAGATTAGACGGCTGGCCGGTACGGTGGACGCCAACAATGCGTTCTTTAAATAGCGTATTGGCATCTTCAAACAATGCTTTAGCTTCAGGCGCAA